TTTAGTACGCTGACTTGCCGTGCCATCAACGCATCGCTGACGGGTGCTACCCGTTGCGAGAAGATCCTCTACGCCGATGACCTTGTGTCCGGCATTGAGGAAGCCATGAGTAAGGATCGACTGGACAAGCTGTGGATCAGCTACACCAACGATCTGAAGTCCCGTAAGAAGCTGGGTGCGAAGGAAATCCATATCGCCACGAGATGGTCGGTTCATGATGTCATCGGCAGACTGGAACAGCAGTACGGTGATGACCCCAGAGCGAGATTCATTGTCATTCCCGCCCTCAATGAGAACGGCGAGAGTAACTTCGATTATGATTTCGGCGTAGGCTTCGACACCGCCTATTTCGAGGACATGATGGTGAACCTTGACGATGCCAGCTTCAAGGCATTGTACATGAACCAGCCCATCGAGCGTGAAGGTTTGGTCTACAACCAGGACGAGCTGCGGAGATACTTTGAACTGCCCGACCGGGATCCCGATGGCATCATCGCTGTTTGCGATACCAAGGACAAAGGCTCTGACTTCGCTGTCCTGCCAGTTGCGTATATCTATGGGGACGATTATTACATCGATGACTGCGTATGCGATAACGGGTTGCCGGACATCGTGGATGCAAGACTGGTGGACATCCTGTTCCGTCATCGGGTAAAGCAAGCCCGTTTCGAGAGCAATAGTGCTGGTGGACGAGTTGCTCAGAAGGTGCAGGAGCAGCTCAAGAGCCGGGGCGGTATCACGCACATCACTACCAAATTCTCCACCGCCAACAAAGAAACGAAGATCATCATCAATAGTGCTTGGGTCAAGGAGCATTGCCTTTTCAAGGACTCCTCCCTGTATCGCAGGAACAGCGAGTACGGCAAGATGGTCGATATGCTTTGTTCCTACACGATGGCGGGTAAGAATAAGCACGATGATGTCCCGGATGCTTTTGCCATGCTGGCTGACTACGCCCAGAGTTTTACTGCCGTGTCTGTCGAGGTAATAAAAAGACCGTTTTGATGGACAAACACTATATATTGTGGTAAAATATAAGACTAAGTATTGACAACTACCATATATGGTGTTATAATGGTATGTGTAAAATTGGATATTCCAATAGATTCTTAACAGCGCATGATTGCGAGGGCTTACGCCCATACGATCATGCGCTGTTTTTATTTTCGCAAAAAGGAGGTAATTGAGATGAGCGATGAAGTGAAACAGACTAAGGCTCTCACCCTTTACGGTCGTAGAGAAATCATCTCCCCGGTGAGCAAGATCACGAAGGAAAATGTCGTTCAGGTATTGACCAAGGCATTGACCGTTCACAACGAAAACGCCGCCGAGATCGATTACCTCTTTCGCTACATGAAGGGTAAGCAGCCTATTCTGTCCCGAACCAAAACCATTCGCCCGGAGATCAACAACAAGATCGTTGAGAACCACGCTGCGGAGATCACGCAGTTCACATCCAGCTATTTCCTGGGAGAGCCTGTCACCTATGTTCGCCGTGGCGAACGGGAGGGTGCTTCCAAGGGTATCGCCTTACTGAATGACATGATGTTCTTCCAGAATAAGGTGAGCCACGACAAGACGCTGGCTACTTGGATGGCGGTGTGTGGTCATGGTTACCGAATGGCATTGCCCAATAAGGAGTACGAGAAGGACTGTGACGATGCTCCCTTTGTCATCGACATTCCCGATCCCCGATACACCTTTGTGGTTTACCACTCCGGCTTCGGTCATCGCAGACTGATGGGTGTCCGTGAGATTCTTCGGTATGACTCGAACAATGTGCTCAAGAGCGTGTACTGCGGCTACACGAAGACGCACTACTTCGAGGTGATGGACACCAAGCTGCTGGTGTGGAAGCCCCACTACCTGGGTGACAGCCCCATCTACGAATATCGGCTGAATATGACCCGCATGGGTTCCTTTGAACCCGCCGTTCCGCTTCTGGATGCAATGAACACGCTGATGTCCAACCGTGTTGACGGTGTGGAGCAGTTCATTCAGAGTTTCCTCAAGTTTGTGAACTGTGAGGTCGATAAGGATAAGATCGAAAAGCTGCGTGAACTTGGTGCTATCGTCATCAAGTCTGCGGACGGTGTCAACGCCGATGTGCAGATCATCACGCAGGAATTGAACCAGAGTCAGACACAGACCTTGGTCGATTACCTGTACGATCAAATCCTCATCATCTGCGGTATGCCTACCACGACCAAGGGTGGTTCCTCCACCTCTGATACGGGTGCGGCCGTGTTCCTGCGTGATGGCTGGAGTCAATGCGAAGCCAGAGCAAAGGACACCGAAGCCCTGTTTGAGGAGTCCGAGCGTGACTTCCTGCGGTTGATTCTCCGCATCATGCGTGAGAAGTGCGATACCGATCTGAAGCTGTCCGAGGTTGACTGCAAGTTCACCCGTAGACAGCACGACAATCTGCTTACCAAGACTCAGGCTCTGCTTCATATGCTCGAAGCTGGCTTGGCTCCTGAGATTGCGATTGCCACCAGCGGTCTGTTCAATGACCCCATGGATGTGGCACGGCAGTCCAAGGAATACCTGGAGGGTAAGTGGAGTCCCAGCAAACCCGCCGCACCAACTGAACCGATCATCACGGATCCTCCTGACGATGAGGACTCCGATAGTGATGGTGGTAGAGAAACCACCTTAAATAAGTCGCAAACCGCCAGAGAAGGCGGGGATAAATTTCGCAAAAATCAAACGGAGAGAACCGTATAAACGCATTGGAGGTAATTAAAAATGGCAATCGATTGGAGTAAGGTCGAGGGCTACACCGAGGATATGTCTGCTGAAGACAAGCTGAAGTTGCTTGAAGATCAGGGCATTCCCGGCGAAGACTTCGATCCCGCTAAGAAGGGATTCGTCCCTAAAGCACAGTTTGACAAGGTGAGTAGCGATCTCGCCGCTGTCAAGAAGCAGTTGCGTACCAAGCAGACCGAGGAGGAACAGGCTCAGGCTGACCGGGAAGCTGCCGATCAGAAGATCCAGGAAGAACTCGAAAGTCTGCGTAGGGACAAGGCTTTGAGCACCCACAAGGCATCTTACCTTGCTATGGGTTATGACGATAAGGCTGCGACCGCCGCCGCCACCGCTATGGTGGATGGTGACATGACCGCCCTGTTCGCCGTGATGAAGAAGCATGGTGAGGATGCAGAAAAGGCTCTGAAAGCCAAACTTCTGAACGATACGCCCGAACCTCCTGCCGGAGAACCCGGCGATGAGCAGTCCGATGGCGTGAAGTTGGCACAGCGTGTGGCGAAAGCTACCGTAGAAGCCGACAAGACCGCAAATGATATCCTGTCCCAATACATCTAATTAAGGAGGAAACGAAAATGGCTATTGGCACTATGAAGAACGCTCGTCAGGTTGTCGATAACTCTGTCGAGATTCTGTTCAACAGCGAGTACGAAGCCCGTGCTCTCACTCTGGATACCGCCGCTTTCACCGAAGGTGTTTGCAAGGCTGGTTCCCCCATCGCCCTGGACGGTACTGTTGCGAATGACGCAAATGCCGTGGGCATCCTGCTCCACGATGTTGCCGAGGAGCGTCCCCAGGCTACCGTGGTTATCGGTGGCTACATCCACACCGAGCGTGCTGCCGCACACTCCGGCGTGACCATCGCAGATGCGGCTAAGACCGCTCTGAAGAATGTCGTATTCTGCTAAGAGGAGGTAAAGAAACATGAAGATTACTGATATTTTCGATGCGAAAGCGGTAGCTTCCCATTGGACTGAAACCGCTTCCAACCGTGTTCCCTATCTGGGTCAGGGTCTGTTCCCCAACAAGAAGAAGATGGGTCTTGATCTGAAGTGGATCAAGGGTCACAAGGGTCTGCCCGTGTCCCTGGCTCCCTCTAACTTCGATGCGAAGTCCACTCTGCGTGCTCGTGAGGGCTTCAAGATCGATGAAACTGAGATGGCTTTCTTCCGTGAGTCCATGCTGGTGAAGGAAGCTGACGAGCAGGAGATCATGCGTGTGAAGGATTCCAACGATCCCTACGCCGCTGATGTCATTGCCCGCATCTTCGATGACACCAACACTCTCCTGGACGGTGCTCAGGTCGTTGCCGAGCGTATGCGTATGCAGCTCCTGTGCCCCACCGTGGA